AACGAGGCTGGGTACGCCGCGTAGGCAAGGGACGGTACGCGATAGCGGACGGCTCTCCTCCTCCTCCTCCTTCTCCTCCTCGTCCTCGCAAACCTCCTAGCCCTATGACGGAGGAGGACACGGCGCGGATCCTCGCATACATCATGGAGCATCCTGGCTCGTTCCGGCAGGAGATCCGTGCCGCTCTAGGTTTCGAGAAAACCTACTTTGATAACCGGATGATCCGGCTAAAGAAAAGGAGGGCTATACGCGAGGAGCCGGAGCCGTTAGGCGGCACGAGGCAGAATCGCGTATGGATAGCGTAACCGTCCGCTGGTGTACCGCTACGAGCACGCGGGACGTAGATAGCTACGAGGCTCCCGGCTATCACTCTTGCATCTATACGGCGGAGCACGAGGTACCGCACCGTTGCGCTTGCGGCTACTCATGGCCAGAGGAGGAGAAGCCAGCATGACGGACAACTACCTCCTAGACGCGCCTTGTATCCACGGCAATCATTGGGATAACTGTCCGGAGTGCTGGCAAGGGGACAACATGACAGACGAAATGCAAATACACTGTCGGCTTTCGTGGCACGAGGCACACGCGGCAGGAGACGCGCTAGCCGTAGCGATAGCCTTTTGGACTGTCCTAGGCACAAGAGAGCTAGCGGACGGCTTAGAGAGCCTTGTAGATGCCGCTACGGCAGCGCGGGAAGCTATCCGGCGCGCTGTCATAGATACGGAGGACGCGGCCCTAGATCACGAGGAGGAGCCGTGAGCAAACCTACGGTTACCCTCGTCCGGACGACCCATGGTCATGCTCCTATTAGATGGACCGTAGAGCTTGCCAACGGACGGACCTACGTAGGGACGGCGCATACCATGCTAGGAGCGCGGTGGAAGGCATGGAGGACAGCGCGGCGGCATGACAGCTAGGCACGCGGCGTACGTAGCTTTCTTTCTCGTCCTCGTCTTTTGGTTAGGGGTGCTCGTGCTACTACTGGTCACACTATGACGGATAACGATTGGATCGCGGACCTAGCGCAACGGCTAGAGCGTTTCGGTAGAGAGCGGGACCGCGCCACGGATCACGAGGCACGTACGCTCATGATCACGGATGATGAGGCTCTCTTGCTCTGGCATCTCTTAGAGACGGCAGAGCAGATCATACGCGGGACGGAGTGTTAGCCGGATGGACGAGGAGGAGCGGAGCTACGCGAGGAGGCACGCGGCGGAGCTAGCGGACGCGGTGCCTTGTCCACGATGCGGAGCCGCGGCCTACGAGCCATGCTCCACGAGGACCGGTAGGACGTTCTACGACGGAGCACGGCTCCGGTACCACGCTCCCCGTGTAGAAGCCTTCCTAGCGTCCCTCTGGTGCCTCGTGCTCCTCGTCTCCCTCGCGCTGCCTGCCGTAGACCTACCCTCGTAGGACCGTTTCCCCTGGTCACGGCACGCGTGGAGATCGTTCGAAAAGGGGACCGGATCCGTACGCTTTCCTCGTGGATCCGCTAGACTGTCCCTATGACCAACGGCAACCTTCCCCCGACCCACGCGGCTACCGTCCGCTCCAACCGCGCTAAGCGCGCTGCCGCTACCCGCAAGCGTAACGCTCTCCGCAAGCGGCTCGCGGCTGTCTCTCCCGGACCGGAGCTAGACGCGCTCCTGGCGGAGATTGATGCTGCCGCTCCCTCACCGGAGCGGCAGCGTTGCGTATGCGGCTATGACCTAGCCGTTATGCCTTGTCCCTACCACGGCTACACGCGGCCGGTATCGGCATGAGCTACGAGCACGAGAGCAAGGAGGAGCCGTCGCCTAGTGCGGCGGCTCTCTCGCGTCCGGAGACGTGCGCGGTATGCGGACGAGCCATCTACCGGAGAGCACCAGATACGGAGCACGTTCCGTGGTTGCATACTGCCGCGGTACCGGAGATGACAGAGGACCACTACGCGCAACCGCGCAAGGAGGAGCTAGGACAGTGAGCGCGTTACGGGTAGAGGAGCTACGAGGCTGGGACCGCGAGGACCGCGCTCCTAAGCTCACGGCTAAGCAAGTCCGGGAGAGGTTTACGGCTGGCATCTTGCTAGGCGCGCTGTACCTCCGGATCTCAGAGGACGATTACCTAACGGAGTACGGAGTAGAGCGGCAGGAGAAGGACGGTACGGCTTTCCTCGCGGCGCAAGGTATCCCGCTCGTGGATACCTACCAGGACAACAACCTTTCCGCTAAGCCTAATGGTCCGTACCGTCCGGAGTTTGAGAGGCTCCTAAGGGACATTGCTAGCGGGAGAGTTAACTACGTCGTTGCGTCTCACTGGGACCGGTACGAGCGTAACGGTAAGGACAGAGAGCGGATCCTAGCGGTAGCGGAAAGCTACAAGTGTTCTTGGATCTCTCTCGCGGGAGATACGACGGTAGACGTACGAACCACCGATGGACAGATGATCGCGCGTATGCTAGGTGCCGTGGCACAAGCGGAGCGCGACAACATTAGCCGGAGAGTCCGGAACGAGAAAAAGCACAAGGCAGACTCCGGCGCGTGGCAGGGAGGACCGATCCCTTACGGCTACCGGTCCGCGAGGACGGAGGACGGTCGGCCCGCGCTCGCGGTGGACGCGGAGGAGGCAGCGGTAGTCCGCTACCTAGCGGCGGAGGTTATCCGCGGACGTTCCCTTATGTCTCTCGCGAAGGAGCTTAACGAGCGTGGTACTCCTCCCGGTCCGCGAGCTAAGCAATGGTACGCGACTAGCGTTAGACAGCGGCTTATGAATCCTACGGTCGCCGGTATCCGTGTCTACCAGGGAGAGGAGCACGGAGACGCGGAATGGCCCGCGGTCCTAGACCGGTCTACGTGGAGGCTCGTGCGGACGAGGCTCTCGGATCCTAAGCGGATCCATAGGCACGAAGGATTTACCCGGTACCTCCTTACTGGCTTCATTTACAACGCGGCAGGAGAGAAAGGGAATAGCTCCCCTATCTGGCAGGCTGGCGCGCCGAACAACCTAACTCCCGGCTACATCACGCGAGGAGCACGCGTACCAGCGGAGATCGTAGACAAGCTCGTACTAGAGGCTTTCTTTGGAGCCGTGCGCGAAGGAGCGTTTGGCAGCGCGGCGGAGGGAGAGCGCGAGGAGCCGGTAGACGATACGGAGCTAGTGGCGGAGATCACGCGGCTAGCGGGAGAGATCGCGGAAACCGGAGAGCGCGCCGGACTAGACGAGGACGATCCTCGTTTTATTGACGAGGATTACGCGCTAGCTAAGGTCCGTAAGCTCCGGGAGCGTAAGCGCAAGGTAGAGCAGGAGCTAGAGCAGGTACGCGCCGCGCTGCCTCCTCGTCTCTCTACGGTCCTAGGTTCCGCGGAGGAGCTAGAGCGGCAATGGGAGAGCATGACGCTAGAGGAGAAGCGCGAGCTTCTCTCCGCCGTGGTGGAGCGCGTCACGCTGTACCCAAAGGGGACGGAGCCTCGCGTACGCGTTAAGCTCCGCGGCGCGGTGGACTAGCGGGAGGCTCCCTCCCTCCGTGGCGGTTTGTCCGCCGCACCTAGCAAGAGGCTCCGTCTCACGGTGGACGGAGCCTCTTGCGCGTCTACCCTCCGGTAACCGTCCTCTACGTTGCCGTCTCCCGGACGATCTCCGCTCCGGATGCGTCCCAGTAGCCAGGATTTCGGATCTCCGCTCTACAAGCCTCCTAGGCGGCTCTCCTGCCGTTTTGCCAGGAGGGACGGAAGGCTAAGCGCGACGGATACGGCAGCGGAGCCAGGAGCTAGCCGTTAGCTGCCTCCCTCTACGAAGGGCTACGGAGAGGGAACGAGACAGCCAGAGGAGGAGCTAGCTCCTGGCTCCGTACTAGAGGAGCCTCCTACCGGCTAGTGATCCTAGGGACCGGTAGGAGGCTCCTTGTCCGCTCCGGTGGCGGTAGCGGACGATCCGTTACGACGGAACCACGCGCCGATATCTGAGAGCGGCAATACGCCTAGCATCACCATGCCTACGATTAGCTCCCCTAGAGATCCGTTTACGTCTAGGAGAGTATCCACGATAATAAGCGTCCCTAGGACAAAGAGAGTCACGCGCCGGAGTAGCTCTAGCGCGTGGAGTACCAACTACGCTCCCGGACGCGGACCTACAAGGATGCCGAAAGCCGCGAGGTTATCTACGGTTTGGATACTGTCCGGCTGTCCCGCGACGCGGAGCATGTATTTAACGTCGTTTAGAGCTTGCTCCGTAGGGATCCACCAATACTGGCACAGTAGACCATCCGTCATGTAGACGGCTCCGGACAAGGAGCCATCTTTACCGGTCCCTTGTAGCAACGGATTACTTAGCCGCGGCATATCTTCTATCCCTCCTCCGTCTCCTCCGGATGGAGGAGTGGGTAGCTGTCCGGCTACCTCGTTCCTAAAGATGCCCATATCCCAAGGCTTGCTATTGTTAGTCGAGAATCGCGACGGACCCTTAGGATCTATTTTCCTTGGTGGAGTCCATTCCGCGTGGCTTCTAATATCGCTATGGGGGATCATGCCGTACGCATCTACCAGCGCACGAACCATCTTCGTATACGCGTTTTGTTGTGCCTCTGGCCATGCCTCCGCGCCGGTACCGGCATTAGCTGCCTCTATACCAAAGGTGTAACTATTGGAGCTATCCGGAGGGATCGTGCCGCGGCTCGTTACCCATGGCTCTCCTCCGCCGTCCGCGCTGCCTCCTCCACGTCCTCCGTGGTTGCTGGCTCCTCCGGCGATGATCGTAAAGGTACCGGTCCTATCTAGGAGTCCGTTACTTACTGGCGCGTCCGGAGAGCCGTAGACCATATAGTTTAAGTCATTGGCTGGTGTGGTGCTACTAGCCGTATGGTGGCATAGGATGCCGTACAAGCCGGTAAAACCTCCGGAGCTACGGCTACGGTTTTTCCATCCGCTGTACTCCACGACGTTAACTCCCGCGTTGCGGAGCACGTCTACAACGTTCGGATAACCGTACGTAGAGCCGTTAATCCATATAGCACCCATGGCTATAGGGATCCCTCGTCGCGGAGCCTCGTGATAAGCCGCGCCGCGACGTAGACGCGTAACGCTGCCTCTCGTGGATCTAGCTCCTCTAGCGTCTCCGGACGCTTAGGATCTCCGGATAAGACGCGCTCAAAAAGCAGGATCGCTCTAGCCAGCGGCTCCGGCTCCGGCTCCGCGGGGTCGAACGCGTCGGCTGCCTCAAAGTCTCCAAAGTCTGCCACTATGCCGGAGTCCCTTCTAGAGCTACCACGCGCGCCGTAAGCTCCTTTATCGCTTCCGTTAGAAGCGCGATCATTCCCATAAGGTCAATCGTCGCGGGCGTATTCTCTACCGGTGGATTGACTACACCTAACGGCGCTCCTGCCGCGGCTACGTCCTCCGCTATGAAGCCTACGGACGGACTAGGCTCCCGCGTGGAGACCGCTACCGGTCCCTCCGGCTCCGTGCCTTCCGGGTATTCGATAGGAGGAGGAGGAGGCAGCGTATAACTTACCGCTTGTAGTTGCTCCACTACGCCTAACGCTCCTCCGGTTACCTCTAGAGGACTAATGTTCCTCTTTAGTCTCCGCTCACTAGGCACCGCTAGGTTGCTAAAGGTGCCGGAGACATATGACGCGTTAGTTAGGTTAACCGCGTGAAAGCCGTAGCCGGTTTGGCTAGACGTATACATTTGCCAAATAACCGCAGTACCCGTTACACCTTGCGTCATAGACAAACCTACCGGTACACCAGCCGCGGCAGATGATGAGATAATAAGAGAGCGATCGCTCCATGTAGCCGCGCCAGTTCCACTACCCACACTATTCACAAACGTTTGGCCATAGGAGTCAACGCGCTTGCCGGTTATATTCGCGGGATTTAAGGTAATCGACGCGGTTCCGGAATAGATGCTGCCAGCACCTAGCCAAACCGTATCCGTCGCGATGCCGCCCCATGCGCTCCCGCTATATTGATACAGCATCCCGCTATCGCTTAGGAAGGAATGCGCGCCCTTTGGAGGAGAGGGCCATTGCGCGGCACGTTCCGCGGCTGTCGCGAATACTTGCACCGTTCGGTTACGGATCTCATTGCCCCACGCGGAGGTAATCTTATCTCCGGCAATAACGTTAGGCGTAAAAGCCATTAGTCCTCCTCTAACGTGAGCGTGCCTACGTCTACCGGTATGCCGTCACGGAGCACGAGGACGCGGGTACCTATGATGATGGTGGATCCCTCCGGTAGCGGCAGGGAGCCGGGAGAGCCGTCTAGCTCCTCGTTTAAGCCACGGAAGCGCCACGGCGCGGAGCTTGTGGCTTCCACGACGGAGCCTCCCACAAGGAGCCATCTAGGCTCCGTGCCGCCGCTAGGTACTCCCCATCGTAGTTGCTCTCCGGTGGCAGGATCTAGAGCGAAACGATCGCCGGAGATGTAGCTACGAGGACGGAAGGCAGGCATGATCTAGTTCCACCGCGCCGTAGGATTATCCCATTTCGCGGCATCCCAGTACGAGGAGGCATCGTACGGCTTTACATCGTCCACGCCTAGGACTAGCTGCCAGCCGTCCGGTCTAATCTCATGCTGTATAGATTGCACGAAAACCGGAACGTCTAACTCCCACCCGTAGACCGGATGGCGGTAGAGGATCTCTATTCTCCATCCGTAGTCCACGGAGAGGATAAAGGGCCAATCATCTACCGCGTCTCCATCTATTACGACAGACTCTATCTGTATCCGTCCCTCACTACGCTCCGCTAGTAGTTGCTCCGCGCGCGAGGCTACTGGGAAATCATCTACTGCGGAGAGATCGTAACGATGCCAGGACCGTCTACCCATGCGGCTAATGCTGTCCTCGTTACGCGTGGTGTATGCCGTGCCTCCCACGCGCGCTAGCGAAACGTCGTTAACAACGCTATCCGCGGCGCGAGACCATACGATCTCCGCGGGACAAACTCCGCTCACGTTCCCTACTACCTTTTGCGTAGCCGTTGACTTAGGATCGTCTACCAGCCACGTTCTAGAGCGGAGCCGCACGTTCCCTATCTTGTCCGCGTAGAGTGCTCCTCCCTCTGTCCACACCACTAAGAAAAGCTCATCTAGGGCTGGCGCGGCCATCGTGGTTGCCTGATGCCGTACGGTGGTTGCATCTAACGTCCGCCATTCCGTAGGCCACGCCGCGGAATCTAGGAGCCGTGATACGCGCTCCGTTGTCGTGTCGTTAGCTCCCTCCGGAGCGCGCTCTAGGTTATCCACGCGGGCTATCTGGCCTAGCGCATCCTGGCTGTCTACGCGCACCGTAATAACGGCATCTCCGGAGATCCGCTCCGTGATGATCTCCACGTAGCCACGGAAAAGCGGATACCTCGTGCCGTTGTAGAGAGCCGTAAGCCTAAAGGGAGTGCCGGGACGTAGCTCTAGGTTCTCGTCCGGCGTGGAGGGATAGTAGGCAAACCGGTTATCCTCGTCCACAAACTCCACGGAGGACGTACCCGCGTCGAAACTATCCCATATATTCTTACGTCCTCCTTGTACCCGTCCGCTTGTGACGCGTAGGCAAGGCACGTCTACCCATAGCGGCTCTAGTCCGCTCCATACTCCGGTATCCCATAGCGCGGTCCCCCATACGTCTAAACCGGTGGTAGTCCGCGTCGCGCCTATACCTAACTCCGTGATTAGCTCTACGTCCTCTTGCCACCGTTGCGCGACCATCTACTGTCTCCACGAGGAGCCGTTAGCACGCTCATAGGCACTAATCGCTCCTACAAGCTCGCGCCCTACGTCGGCCGGTTGCACTCCTGCCGCTAGGTTAATCGTAATGTTGTACGAGCGTATCTGCCCTATGCCTCCGCGACGATCCATAGCCAGCGTCTCCGCATGGTTAAGGACGTGCGCTCCTCCTGGTAGTAGGACGCGCTCCCTACCTTGCTCTCCTACATCGTAGAAACCGGTTGCTCCTACGTCTCCTCCGGACATAAACGATCCGCCACCACTACCTCCGCCACCGGAGCCAAACCCCGCGACGATATTCCCTACCTTGCTAGCTGTCGCCGCGACACGGTTAGCTATTTGGTTCATAGCTCTATCAACGGAAGCCATATCCGCTTCCGCTTTAATAGGCGTAGTAACCGGATTGGATGCCGTTTGGAGCTTAGCTATGTAGGTATCAATGATGGGGGAAAGCTCCGGGAACTTAGCCTTTACCTTGTTCAGCGCGTCTATCTGAGCTTGCGCCGCGTCCTTAGCCGTAAACTGCTGGCCATTAGCTTTAGCGGTATCTTCCGCTGCCTTGCTCTCCGCTGCCGCATACTTAAGCACGGAGTCCATAGCCTTACGGTCCGCGGCTTCCTTCTCGTTAACCGCCGTCTTACCGTCGTCCGTGGCTTTCTTGCTCTCCTCCATGTTTTCTAGCATGGAGTCATACGCGTCTGCCGCCGCAAACGTGGAGCTACCAGCCGCAAGCGTCGCGTCCACGAGGGAACGCATACCGTCCTCTAACTTCTCCGCGGATTGCTTAGCTGCCTCTAGTTTCTCCCGCTCGTACTCTAACTCCGCGGCATGCTCCTCCGCCGCTACTGCCGCGTCCTCCGTCGCGCCTTGTACGTTTTCCGCCGCGTTCGCCGCGTCCTCGCCCTCGCCCTTAAAGTATTGGAGCGCGTCTCCCGCCATATTGATACCGGAGGTAAGCGTACCCACACCAGGGAGAG